GGGACAAAGAGGCCCGATCTACGCAAGTTTTTCGCATCCTGAAATTGAATCGTGGCGTTTAGATAATCGTGACGCCACATTAGCCATTCAATCGCCCCGTTTACGGTATTCGCGTCGTTAATAGCGTCACGCAAAGGCCGTGATGCGAATCCCCGTCACGCCAGCTAACGACTAGTCGTTATTTTCGCGGCATACTAAATGACCATGATGAACACCGACTTCTTTGACAACCCCAGTATGCCCACCGGCTACGGCGGCGCTAGGCCACGCGCCGGCCGCAAGAAGGCTGAGGACAAGGCTAAAGCCCAGCCCGGCGAAGAGGAGACGCCATACCAGCGCTTTGAGCGTGCTCGCGCCGACAAGGAGGTTTCCCTGGCCAGGCAGGCTGAGGTGAAGGCCAATTTGGAGGAAGGAGTGGTCGTTTACCGCGAGGCCGTGCAGAGCGGGGCCGCCAAGGCGTTCGCCATGTGCTCGCAATCCCTAGACGCCATCGCTGACAACCTGGAGCGCCAACTGGGCGTCGCGCCCGAGATCGCCGAGAAGGTTGCTAAGTACATCAACGAGGCCAAGGCGCAGCTTGCAGAAGACCTGCAGCGGCTGGGATCTACCGGACAGGAAAGCCAGAACGATGACCTATTCAGTTGATCACGACCGTCGCGCCCTGGCCGACATCTGCCAATCCTATTCAGCGTTCATCCCTCCGCGGCGAGTGACGGTCTGCGAGGGTGCTCAGGAGAACCTCTACTTCAAGAAGCCGGGGGATGTTCCTGGCCCCTGGTCATCGGATGAGACGCCATACATGACGGAACCCATGAACATGCTCGCCAGCCGGAGACACGAGTCCGTCGTGTTCGTTGGCCCGGCGCGCACTGGCAAGACCGCGGCTCTGCTGTTGGGGTGGATGGCGCATGTGGTCGTCAACGACCCAGGCGATATGCTGATGCTGCAGATGACTCAGGACAAGGCTCGCGAGTTCTCTCGCACGGACATCGACCGCGCCATCGAGCACTCACCAACCCTGCAGTCTCGCATGGGTGGTAGACAGGACGACAACACCCACGACAAGATGTTTCGAAACGGCATGTGGTTGCGCATCGGCTGGCCGACCAAGAGCAACGTGGCCAGCAGCACCTACCGTTACGTGGCAATCACGGACCTGGACCGCATGAGCAACGCGGAGAACGTCGATGGTGAAGGACCGTTGTTCGATCTTGCGCGTAAGCGCACCCAGACCTTCGGCACGCGCGGCATGTGCCTGGTCGAGTCGAGCCCAGGTATCGAGCTTGTGGATCCGAACTGGGTGCCTGCATCCGCCCACGAGGCACCTCCGGCGACAGGTATCCTGGGCATCTACAACCTCAGCGACCGTCGTCGTTTCTACTGGCAGTGCCCCATGTGCCAGCACTGGTTCGAGCCCAAGCCAGGCATCGAGTTGTTCGGCTTGCCATCTGATGAGGTGTTGCTGGATACCGTTCGACAGGCCGACCTGGAAGAGCTTGCAACCGAATACAACCGGGTCATTTGCCCGCATTGCCAAGGGAAGATTGGACCTCGGTCGAAATACGAACTGAATCGTCGCGGTCGGTGGTTGCAGGATGGCCTGAGCCTGACCACGTCTGGGGAGGTGCGCGGGAAGGCGCACGAGAGCACGATCGCCGGCTACTGGATGGGCGGAATCCCGGCGACGTACCAGTCGTGGCGATCCATCCTGCTGCGCCATCTGCAGGGTCTGCGCGCCTATGCGCTTACTGGGTCCGAAGAGACGTTGAAGACCACGACCAACACGGACCAGGGCATGCCCTACATGAGCCGCCTGCTTCTGGACGCGAAGCGAAATGCGACCGACCCGGCCAGCCGAAAAGAGGCAAGCATGCAGCGCTACGTGATGCCGGATCAAGCCCGATTCCTGGTCGCAACGGTGGACGTGCAGGGCGGTATGAACTCCCGCTTCGTGGTGCAGGTTCACGCTGTCGGCCCACACCGCGAGAAGTGGCTGATCGATCGCTACGCCATCACGGAGTCGAATAGAGAAGGTATGGGCGCAGAGAAGGCGCCGATAGATCCCGCAAAGTACGCAGAGGATTGGGATCTGATCACTGAACGTGTCACCAGATCCACGTACAGGACGAACGTTGACGGCGTCGAGATGCGGGTCAAACTCACTGTCGTTGACTCAGGAGGCGAAGAGGGCGTCACAGCCATGGCATACGCCTGGTTTCGACGCGTTCGCACCATGGGATTCTCGTCGCGCATCATGCTGGTGAAGGGGGTGGGTAGAGATCAGAAGGCGACGTTCCCGTTCATCAAGGAGACCTGGGTCGGCGGGCGCAATCCGAACGAGAAAGGTGATATTCCGCTCTACCTGATCAACACGAACACCCTTAAGGACACGATCACCGCCGGCATCCGCCGACCCACCCCTGGCCCTGGGTACTTCCACATTCCGGGCTGGGTGTCGCAGGCGTTCATCGACGAGTTGAACAGTGAAGTGCGCATGCCAAACGGCACCTGGAAGCAGATCCGGAAGCGTAACGAGGCGTTCGACTTGTTGGTTTACTGCGAGGGAGGATGCTTGCGACTGGGAGCCGACCGAATCAAGTGGGATGAAATCGTCCCTGAGTGGGCGCGCATGGTCCACGAGAACTGCGACCGCATCAGTCGGGACGATCGGCGAGAGATGCAAGACAACGAGCAGATTGCCGAGGTCCCAGTCGCGGCAGCTTCACCTACGGCCCAGGCTGAAGCGCGGCCGGCACGCCGCGCAGCGCGAGAACGCGTTATCCGTTCTCGCTATCTGGCGTGACCTGGTGGCGGTCAAAGGCGACCTGCGCAGCCTTGCGCAGCCCCTTTGACCGGTTGCCGTCCCCTAGCACCTTAAGCTTCCTTAGCGTCATCTCGTCCACGGTGAAGATCAGCCGCAGGTAGGGCTCGCCTGGGTTATCGGGCTTGCGGCCCGGCTTCTTGCGGGGTGGTTTGGTGTCCATGTGCTAAATGATATGCCGCAATTGGAGAGGATTTAGCAAAGCGCAAATTGTCCGCAGTTCCGATTGCGCATTTAGGCCGGATAATTGGGCTCTACTGAACCAGAACTCCAGGCGAACCCATGGCAGTCACCGAAGCGGACATCAATGCGTTGACCAGCGCCATCGCATCCGGCGAGCGGCAGGTCACAATGGGCGGGCGCACGGTCACCTATCGGTCGATCGCAGACCTGATCCTGGCGCGCGACACGCTGCAGCGCGAGTTGAACACGCAGAACGCAGTGGCTCGGCCGAAACAGGCCAAGCTTTACTACGCGGGCCGGGGGTATGACCGGTGAGCCGCCGTCCCGCAAAACCTGCGGCTGACGACGCGCAACCGACCCCGGCCCGCGGGCGCTCGACAAAGGCTACCAAGCCCCAGCAGAGCGCGCCGCTGCACGCGACCAACCGCTACGACGCTGCCGGCATGGGGCGGCGGATGAAGGGTTGGAACCCGATCACGTCGGGCCCGAACACCGCACTAGCCGGCCTGCAGAAGATCCGAGACCGCTCACACGACGTTGCTCGCAACGACTGGGCAGGTGCATCCGGCGTCCAGCACTGGACCACGAACCTCATCGGCACCGGTATCCGCGCCCGGCTGAAGCTGATCACGGACAAAAGCAAGAAGGAGCGCTACGGTGCGCTGTGGGAGGCGTGGTGCGGCCAATGCGACGCCGGAGGCGTGCTCGACCTATATGGGCAGCAGAGCCTGGCGACTCGCCTGATGTTCATCGACGGCGAAGCATTCGGCCGTCTGCGCTACCGGCGCCCTGATTTCGGCATGGAAGTCCCGCTGCAGGTCCAGGTGCTCGAAGCCCAGATGCTGCCCATGCAGGACGCCGACAGTTGGCCGGGCATGCCGCAAGGCCATCGCATGCGCAGCGGCATCGAGTTGGACCGCATCGACCGACGCGTGGCCTATTGGTTCTATCGCGAGCACCCAAGCGACCTGCAGAACGGTACTGCTGGGACCGACCAACTCGTGCGGGTGCTGGCAGACGAGGTGCTCCACCTGTTCGAGCCGAAGCGCGCTGGCCAGCTTCGTGGCGTGCCCGACTTCGCGCCGATCCTGGCCAGGCTGCGCAACATCTCCGATTTCGATGACGCAGTGCTGGAGCGCCAGAAACTGGCCAACCTGTTCACTGCGTTCATCAAGCGCCCCGCTGGCACCGGGATGGCGGACGATGTGGATCCGGTGACTGGACTACCCATCCAGACGGATTTCAGCGGCACGCCGATGACCGGACTTGAGCCGGGCATGACGCAGATCCTGGAGCCAGGGGACGACATCGCGTTCGCCAATCCGCCCGAGGCAGGTACGACGTACAGCGATTACATGCGCACGCAGCACCTGGGCACGGCGGCTGGTCAAGGGCTGCCGTACGAGATTCTTTCGGGCGACATCAAGGAGGTCAGCGACCGGACACTGCGCGTGCTGATGAACGAGTTCCGGCGTTTCGCGGAACAGCGCCAGTGGCAGGTCATCATCCCGATGTGGTGTCGTCGCATCCGCGACGCATGGAGCGAGCAGGCTGTCGTCTCAGGCCAAGCTGACCTGGCCGACCTGGCGGCGCTGAAGGCCGTCGAGTGGGCGCCGCAAGGCTGGGCCTACATCCACCCGGTGCAGGACGTGCAGGCCAAGCAGACGGAGGTCGAAGCGGGTTTCCGCAGCCGCTCCAGCGTCATCAGTGAACGCGGAGACGACCCCGAAGTGGTGGACGCAGAGATCGCGGCGGACAAGGCGCGCGAGGAAGAATTGGGCATCACGTTCGGCGAACAGCCGCCCAAGACGGAAACAAGGTCTGATGGCGATGGCATCGCGCCAGGCGAATATCCACGCGCACTGGCCGAGATGCGCGAGCAACTGTCTTCCGGCTTGTCCAGGGTCGAGAACCAGATGACGATGTTCGTGCACGGCCAGGCAAGCCAGAAAATGCCGCAGGTCGTGGTCCACAACTCGTTGCCTGCGACTGAGATACGCAACGAGATCACGGTGCCGACACCAGAGGTACGCAACGAAATCAACGTTCCTGCTGCGCAGGTACACAATGAGATCACGGTACCGACCCCCGAGGTACGCAACGAGATCAACGTTCCTGCTGCTCAGGTGGTCGTCGAGGCGCCCAGCGTGAACGTCACGAACAACGTGCCGCCGGCCGAGGTGACGGTCAGCCTGCCGGACCGCAAGACCGAGACGACGATCCTTCGTGATCGGCAGGGCAACATCACAAACGCAACGCAGGTCGAAACAACTATCGAGGACGACAAGTGAGCGTCAGTTATTCAGTCACTGTGAAGAATGCCCGTCTCGATGCAATCGAGACGACGATTTCAACCGCGCCCCAACTGCGCCTGTATAGCGGCACGCTACCGGCCAATGCAGACGCAGCACTGGGAAGCAACACCCTGTTGGCCCAGGGCTCGCTGCCAAGCGACTGGATGTCGGCCGCGTCTTCGGGCGTCAAAGCCAAGACTGGCACCTGGTCGCTGACAGGCCAAAGCGGTGCGGGATCAGGTACTGCCGCGACGTTCTTCCGCATCTACGACTCGGTCGGTACGACCTGTCACATGCAAGGTAGCGTGAGCGCAGTCGGGGGCGGCGGCGACATGACGCTGGACAACAACTCGATTGCCAACGCCCAGGCCGTAACGGTCAACACCTTCTCGATCACCTCGGCCAACTGAGCATGGCGCAGCTTTTTGCCAACAACGCGCAGAGCACCCTCGCGTCGTCGGTGAACACGTCAACCACGACGATACCCCTGGCCACGGGGACGGGCTCGCTATTCCCAAGTCCAAGCGGTGGCGACTTCTTCATGCTCACCTTGACGCAGCCTGGCGTGGAGTCGTCCTGGGAAATCGTGAAGGTGACGGCGCGCAGTAGCGACAGCTTGACAGTGGTGCGTGCTCAGGAGGGTACGTCATCTGCGTCCTGGGCCGCCGGCAGCAAGGCTGAACTTCGACTGACAGCCGGGGCGAAGTGGTCGCTGGCCAATATCGATCAGAGCATTGCCCCGACGTGGACAGGCGCTCACCAGTTCAATCAGGCTGTCGGCATAGGCGCGAGCAATTCCAGCAGCACAGGTTCGATGCTAGTAGTGGCCGGCGCGCAATTCAACTCACTGCTGGTCAGGTCTACAGGATCATCTGGTGGCGTGGGTAGTAGCGACATTTATTTGGGTAGCGCTACAGGTGACCTATCTGGCGGCATTGTCGGCTACGACCACACGACAAATCGACTGGGCCTGGGGGCCGGTGGCACAGTGAGTGTGACGATCGACAGTTCCGGGCACGTCGGTATTGCTGGGACCCCAAGTAGAGTCGGGCTTACCGTAGGTAATGCATCGCGAACGGGAGAGAATTACATACATGCAGTGACGAGCACTACCGACATGTTTCTTGGACAGTCCTCTGCAACTGTTTTTGGCTTCGCAACCGGCGCCATCGGGCTGTGTTTCTCTAACAGCAACGCGGCTGTCGGCTATGGAACTTCGGCTGCGCAGCCAGTCATCTTTGGTACTGGCGGGGTTGAGCGGCAGCGCATAGATGGTATCTCTGGAAATGTAGCCATCGGCACTACTACTACTACCGCGGCAAGGCTGACCGTGGCAGGTGGCACCGGGATTATGATCAATGGAAACGGTGCAAGCGGCTATAACGTACTCCAATTTCAAAACAATAACGGTAAGACGCTGTCGATTGGCGTGGGCGGGAGTTCTACAAGCGGACCGCAGGCTAACGCCTGCGCAATTTTGACGACGACTAATGATTACTTGTCGTTTGGAACAAATAATTCGGAGAATCTGAGGCTTGACGCTGGCGGTCAGCTTAGGCTATTGAGCGCCGGGAAAGGCATATCAATAGTGGAAGGTAGTAATTGTAAGCAGGGTTTAGCGACCCTTGTTGGTGGTACAGTCACGGTGAATAACAGCGTCATAACTTCAAATTCTAGGATACTACTAACTGCGCAAAACATATCTGGTACACCGGGTGAGTTATCTTCTTCGCGCATTCCCGGCAGCAGTTTTACTATCACATCGACAAGTGGCGCAGATACGCGCGATGTCGCTTACGTAATTTTTGAGCCTGCATAGACTATGGCAACTACACCAGATCAACGAGTCGCGAAAGACCAGCTTCAGCAATTGAGAATGTTGAAGCGGCGACTGCAAGACGAGAAAGCAATTCTGCAGAACGCGTCGTCGCGCATTCAAGAAATCAACGCAGAGATCGATGCAATCAACGTGCAGATTGACATCATCAAGACTCGGGATCCAGATGAGGTCACACAAAACGCCCTGAGCAATGCTGCCGCTAAAGGTAATGCAACATGACCGAAATTCAAGTGAATGCAATGCTGGCCACCTTGCAGCGGCAACGCGATGCTGCGCTGAACGAGGTCGTTGTCCTGCGTGGCGAACTGGCCGAACTACAGGCCCAGATCGCTCAACTCAGCGAACGTCCTGCTGATTCAAAAGCGGAAGCAGAAGGTCCGTGAAGTTCAACGGCGGTACGCTCAACTCGGCACCGCTAAACGGCGAGTGGCATGTAGGCCAGGCGTCTGCGGAGGTCGTCGAGGGCGCAGATGTACTGGCATCTGCTGTTGCAGTAGGCGTTGTCAGCAACCTCTCTAGTGTTGAGGGGACAGATACCCTTACCGCAGCAGTCGCAGTCAGCGTGCAAGCAGCCTGCACTCAGGTTGAAGGCGCTGATGCTCTGGGGTCAGCACTTGCGGTCGCAGTCGCTGCGGTCGCAAATTTTGTTGAAGGCTCGGACGTAGCTGCAGGAGAGCTAGACGCTGCAGTCTCGGCAGTAGCGGACTACACAGAGGTCGCCGATGACGTAGCGTCTGAAGGCGTCGTCCAGGTCATTGCAGACGCAGCTATCGACGAAGCCGCTGACACCCAGGTCGCAATTGCGACAGCGCACATTGCTGCTGAAGCTACGTGCATGGAGGCATCCGACTCGCTCAGTGCGGCAGCACAGTCGGAGCAGGACATCATCGAACAATTCGTTATAGCAGCCAGTTCAAGGTCACGACGCAGGGAGCATGAAGAAGACGAAGCATTGTTGTTGGCGTTACTTTAACGACGGCGGCATAAACAACTAGAGGTCAGTCATGGAAAGCTCTCGCGAACAATCCCAATCAACCCACGGCAAGCAGTCCCAGAGCGGGCATCGATATCGGAGGCGTATGAGCGATCATCGACTTGATCAACTAGCAGATTCGGCCATTCTGAAGGTCTTCCAGTATGTCGTTACGGCAATAGCGGTGCCACTGATCGCCTGGTCGCTGAACGCTGTATTGGATCGACTGAGCAAGATCGAGACTGCACTCAACCTGTCGGCGACGCAGTCGGCGACGTTCGAATTGCGCGTCGCCGCGCTGGAGCGCTTCGGCATTGAGCGAGATGCCGCCGTCAAGATGCTGACCGAGCAGGCTTTGCGACATAGTTATCAAATCCAACGACTGGAGGAGAGTCGGTCGCAAACACCGCGCAAATAGTCCGCAGTTAATTTCCGCGATTCTGATCGTAGAATCGCGCTAAATCGAGGAATGCTCATGAAGAATTGGTATGCCATAAATGCAAAGGCTGACAAGCCGGAAGAAGCCGAGATCGCCATTTACGACGAGATCGGCTTCTGGGGCGTGACGGCCCAGGCATTCATCAGCGACTTGAAGAACCTAGGCGATGTGAAGAGTATCGTCCTGTCAGTCAATTCGCCCGGCGGCTCCGTGTTCGATGGCCTGGCCATCTATAACGCGCTGAAAGGCATGCGCAACAAGGGCGTCCACATCACCGGCCGCGTCATGGGCATCGCCGCCTCGGCAGCCAGTTTCGTGATCATGGCCGCCAACACCATCGAGATGCCCGAGAACTCGATGATGATGGTGCACTACGCCTCCGGCCTCGCCTGGGGCAATGCTGAGGAGATGCGCGAGACGGCCGACATCCTGGACAAGATCGATGCGTCCATCGTGGGTATCTACACCGCGCGCACCGGCAAGTCAGAGGAAGACGTGCGGGCACTGCTGGCTGCCGAGACCTACATGACCGCCAGCGAGGCCAAGGAGAACGGCTTCGCCGACAACGTGACCGAGAACGTGAAGGCGACGGCCAGTTTCGAACTCGACCGTCTGCCGGAGAACGTGAAGGCGCTGTTCAAGAACGCCCAGACTGCGCAGGAGCAGGTCGCACCGCCCGCGATCAGCACTCCCATGGCCCAGGTCATCTCCGAGTTCGCCGCTAAGGCGGGCATGGCCGAGTTCGCCGACGTGTGGGCACTGAACTGCGCCTCCGTCGAGGACGCGCAGCGGGCAATGGCCGAGGCAGGCGAGATTCGTTCGCTGTGCGCCGTCGCCAAGGCGAGCGACCGGGCCGCAGGATTCATCCGTGAGGCTGCGCCCCTGGCCAAGGTGCGCGAAGCCCTGATCGCCGCACGCGCTGAAAAGGACGAGGCCACGCACACCAGTACCGTGAGGAATGCGCAAGGATCTGCCCCGACGACGCAGCAAGGGGCGTTTTCTACTGAGGAAATCTATGCTGCTCGCCGCAAGGCAACCAACTGCTGAAGGAGAAATGAGGAATGGCAACTCTCGTTGAAGGCGTTCACACCGCCGAGTTCATGCTGTCCAGCTTGGACATGCTGAGCCGGGAAAAGGTGACCGTGGATCGCTCGGCTGCAGCCCTCGTGGCCGGCACAGTGATGGGCAAGAAGACCGTGGCTGGCAGCGCCGCGTCGGTGACCGGATCCATCTCCGGCACCACGCTGACCGTCACCGCGGTCGGCTCTGGCACGCTGACCGTGGGTCAGACTCTGAGTGGTTCCGGCGTCACGGCCGGCACCAAGATCACCGCCCTGGGCACGGGGACCGGTGGCACCGGCACCTACACCGTGAGCGCGTCGCAAACCGCGTCTAGCACCACGATTACGGCTGCTGGCGCGGTGATCACCGCGTTCTCGGGCAACACCGGCAGTTCCGGCACGATCGCCTCCGTCGCCTTGAGCGCGGGCGCGAAGCCGGGCACCTACAAGGTCGTGATTGTGGAGCCTGCAACCAATGCAGGCACCTTCACGGTCGAGGACCCAGACGGCGTACTGGTCGGTCGCGGGACGGTGGCCGTTGCGTTCTCTGGCGGTGGCCTGGCGTTCACGGTGACCGATGCGACCGACTTCGTCGCCGGTGACGGCTTCGACATCGTGGTGGGCAGCAACAGCGGCAACTATGCGGCATATGCGTCTGGCAACGCCGATGGCACGCAGAACGCCCTGGCCATCCTGTACGACAACGTGCCGGATTCGACGACCGAGCAGCAGGCGGTGGTGATCGCTCGCCTGGCAGAGGTCAAGGGCTCCGCGCTCACTGGCTACGACGCTTCGGCGACGGCTGGCCTGGCTGCGGTCAACATCATCGTTCGCTGATCGCGGCAAACAGGAAAAGGAGCAATCTGACATGCCGACTTTGGACATTTTCAACGACGACGCGTTCTCGCTGCGGTCCCTGACCCTGGCGATGCAGACCGTCCCCTATCAGCCTCGGCTGATCGGCGCCATGGGCCTCTTCAACGAGGCCGGCGTGACGACCAATCTGATGCAGATCGAGCAGAAGGGCACCACGCTGTCGCTGATTCCGGCAGTCCCCATGGGCGCCCCGGGCCGCCCGGAGACGAAGGACAAGAGCAAACTGATCCCGATCGCGACCGTGCATCTGCCCCAACGCGAGAGCGTCAGCGCTGCCGAGGTCATGGGTGTGCGCTCGTTCGGCACCGAGGGCGACCTGAAGACCGTGCAGAGCCTGGTCAACGAACAGTTGCAGAAGATGCGCAACAACATCGATGCCACGATCGAATGGCAGCGCATCGGTGCGATCAAGGGCCAAGTGCTGGATGCGGACGGCGCCACGGTTCTGATGGACATGTTCACGACGTTCGGCCTGACGCAGCAGACGCAGGCCATGGCGCTGACCACGGACTCCACCAAGGTCAAGATCAAGGTGACCGAGGCCATCCGCAAGGTCGAGGACAAGCTGGGGGGCATCATGACCACCGGCTACGTGGCGCTGTGCGGCAAGGGCTTCTTCGACGCCCTGGTGAGCCATCCTGCCGTGGAGGCAGCCTACAACCGCTGGCTGGATGGCGCATTCCTGCGCGATCTCCAGCGTGGGGCCGACAGCGTGGCGTCTTCAGGATTCCCCTTCGCAGGGGTGGCCTGGCGCGAGTACCGCGGCTCGGTCAGCGGGCAGAGTTTCATCGGTGACGATGACGCCTACCTGATCCCCATGGGCGTGCGCGACATGTTCCAGACGCGCTTCTCTCCGGCCGATTACATGGAGACCGTCAACACTGTGGGCATCCCCTACTACGCCAAGCAGGAACGCATGAAGTTCGATCGGGGCGTCGAGATCGAGTCCCAGTCGAATCCCATCAACTTCAACTCGCGACCGGATGCGGTCGTCAAGTTGACCAAGGTCTAAACGGGGACTTAGGGTCTGGCTTAGCGCCGCAGTTGCTTCGCGCTCTGCGGCGCATCTTTTCAAAGGGGTTTTGCGTGGGCTTCTCGAATGCTGCGTTTCAACGTGCCACCCGGGCGATCCTTCGTCACATGGGTAACGTGGGTACGCTGCGCGGGGAGCCAACGCAACACTCAGTGGATATCGAGCGCGATGTGCAATACGCCGGCCTGGACGGCGAGCTGGCCATCGCGCAGTACGTCGGGACGTTCGATGCCTCGGAGAACGCCCAGGTGGGCGACACGTTCTCGGATGGCACGGTCAGTTACAAACTGGACGTTTTGCTGGATGACGACGGCTACGCCAGGCGCTTCGTGCTGCTGAAGGTCTGATCTTGGCGACCGCAATCAAGATCGACGTGACCCAGGTACAGGCTACCGCTAAGGCACTCTTGCGTTTGGACCAGGCCACCCTTGCCGATGCGTCGCGCAGAGCCGTGAATGGCGCCGCGCAGCGCGGGTTCGACAAGGCCAGGCAGATCATGCTGGTCGGCGTGAACGTTACCGACGATTACGTGAAGTCGAAGATGGACGTTGAGTTGTCGTCAGGGGCATCCAAGAGCGAGGCCCAAATCATTGCGTTTCGCCCAGGCGGACGTAGGGCCAATGAGCGTCCGACGAATTTGCGGCAGTTCGGTCTTCAGCAGTTGCAGGCCATCACCAACTGGACCAATTCAGGCGTCAACACGAAGTCGGGCGCGCGCCTGAACGTGCGCTCGAAACTGGAGAACCCGCGCAAGCCTGGCGCGACGCTGCCGTTCAAGAAGCGGGTCGGTGCGAAGCAACTGGGAATCGCGCTGGGGCGCAAGCAAGCAGGCATATCCGTCGAGGTGATCCGGGGTCAGCGCAAGGAGATTTCCTTCGCGTTCCTGGCTCCGGCGCGCAGAGGCAACGTGGCTGGCGGCCAAGGCATGCTGGCGTTCAAGCGAGTGAAGGGTGCGCACAAAGGCAAGGGTAAGCTCGTTTCCCTGCACTCGTTGGCAGTGTGGCAGATGTTCCGCCACGCGCTGCCGAAAGTGATCCCACTGGTCGCAAAGGACCTGGAACAAAGCGTCGTTGAAGAGATCGACGCGCAGATCAGGAAGGTCGTGAACGGATGAGTGTCGAGAGCACCCTGGCTGAGCGCATTGCAGAGCGGCTGGCATTGATCAAGATCGACGACGGCTATGCCACGGACATCGGTACGCGAGTGTTCGCCGGCAAGTTGAAACTCGATCCTGAGACCGAGATCCCGGCTGCGGTACTCATCGAAGAAGACACGCGCGTCGAGGAGTACCAGGGTTCCACCCAAAGCGCGAAGTCGAAAACGGTGCAGCGCTACTTGCTGGTCGGTCATGACGTTTGCGACCCTGATGCGCCGAACGAAAAGGCGTACGAGATTCTGGCAGATCTGAAGCGCGCGATCTTCAGCGGTGATCGTACCTTTGGCCAGATCACCCGACCGAATGACGTTGTCTATGTTGGACGGCGCATTGCCGTTCGAGAGGATGGCTCGGCAGTTGTGTCGGCGGCCATCGAGATAGATTGCAAGTTCTTCGAAAACTTACTGGACCCTTAGCGCAATCCGCCCGCAGTTGGGCAAAGGGAATCCTCTCGTAAACTCTGCGGCATTTTCAGGAGAAACGAAAGATGGCTGCACGTGGCTTTCTAGGCGCCGGGGATCTGTACATCGCTCGGCAAGTTGGCGGGGTGTTTCAAGCATTCGAGGGTCCTTTCGAGTGCACCAAGTTCGAAATCAAGCCGAACATCGAACTCAAGGAGCAGGTCTCAAAGGGCCGCACGACCTATGGTCAGGTGATCGAATCGGTCGCCATTCCGCAACCGTCTGACCTGACGGTGGACCTGTCGGAAGTGAACAAATCATCCCTGGCCATCGCGTTGCTGGGGACGACAGCGGCGCTGGCGCAGACGGCAGGCACTCTCACGGACGAAGCGGTGACCGCCGAGTCGGATGCATGGGTGGCGCTGAGCAAGGCTGCACTGACCGGTACCCAGACGGTTGCGGGTGGCGCTGTGTCGGCGTCGGTGACCGGCTCGATCTCGGGCACCACGCTGACCGTCACCGCCGTAAGTTCCGGTACGTTGTCGGTGGGTCAGACCCTCAGCGGCAGCGGCATGACCGCTGGCACACGGATCGTCGCCAAGGGCACCGGTACAGGCGGCACGGGAACCTACACGGTCAGCGCTTCGCAGACCTTCGCCAGCGGTGCTATCACAGGGGCTGCAGGTTCGACCTACGTTGCAGGCGAGGACTACATCATCAACGCTCAACTAGGCTGGATCAAGGCGCTCTCGACCGGGGCCATTTTCGACGACCAGCCGCTCAAGGTGTCGTCCACGTACGCGGCAATCAGCGGCACCGAGATCAAGGGCGCCACGCAAGCCCAGGTGCGCGCGAAGTTCAAGCTGGACGGCAAGAACTTCGTTGACGATACGCCTTGCATCGTCACCGTACATGAGGCCATCATCGCCGCGGATGCGGCCTTCGACTTCCTGGCTGACGACTTCAACACGGTGTCGATGCCTGGTCGGATGAAGACACCGACCGGCTTCGTCGAGCCGTTCACGGTTCATCTGCGCGACGCCTGATAACTGAAGACCCCTGACGATCTAGTTGCAGGCGCGGGGCGTCGGGGATCCAACCCGGCGCCCCGTTTTCATTCTGAGAAGCACGAATGGCAACATCGAATACACGAGACGTAAACCTGCGCTTGTCGGTAGAGACCGATGGTGCTGAGAACCTGCGCAAACTGGCACAGCAGGTCAGCGACTTGGCTAAAGAAGCAGGCGCAGCCGCCCCAGACTTCAACCGGATCGCCTCCGAACTTGATCAACTGGCCGATCAGACCAAGGCTGTCGAAACACTATCCAAGATCGCGACCGAGGTCGAATCCACTGCAGCCGCGCTGAACGATGCACGCGGCAAGGTGGACAACTTCGGCAAGTCGTTGCTGGACCAGCAAGCCGCAAGCCAGGCGTTCAGAGACTCTCAGATCGCAGCGCGCAGCGCGCTGGATGAGACCCGAAAGCAGATCAACCAGGTCACGGATCAGATCCGCGATTACAAGCTGACTGCGGACACAGCGACCAAGGGCACGGACGACTACAAGCAAGGGCTGCGGACGTTGCAGGCCGAACTCACACGACTTCGCAGCACCCAGATCGAACAGCAGGGCGCGCTGGACCGAGCCAATGCCGCAGTGAAGGAGGCGCGCCCGGCGTTGCAGGCCGCAGCCAAGGCATACAACGAGGCGTCTGCTGCTGCCGCTCGCCTAGGCGCTGAGCTAACCGGCCAGAACGATAAGCTGGACGCAGCCAAGCAGGCCGTGGTCCAGACAGGCGTTGCGACGGGCGATCTGGACGGCGCTCAGCAGCGCGTTCGCTCGTCTCTGAACGCTACCTCGGCCGAACTGGCCGAGCAGACCAAACGACTGGATCAACTTGACGCGGTTACGCAGGCTGTAGCGGCTGCTAATGAGCGGGCGGTCGCTGCGGCTCAGCGAGCCGCGCAGGCACGCGACGCCGGAGCTAGACAAGCCGCTGCCGCTGAGAAGGCGGCTGCAGATGCAGCCGCTGCCGCTGCGCTTAAGCAGCAATTGGCCCAGCAAGAACTGCAAACGCGCCTTCAGGCTGTGCGGGATGGGGCCGTGCGCAGCCAGCAGGCCCTGGAGCAAGCATTCGGCGTAGTGGGTCTGCGTTCGACCAGGTCGATCAACGCCGAGATCGCCCAGATCAATAGCGCGCTAGCTCAACTGGCTAGGACTTCTTCGGTCAGCGGTGAGGAGTTCGATCGGGCGTTCGCTTCAGGACAGCAGCGTATTCAGGCGCTGCAACGAGAACTACAGCAGATCCCTGGCGGCATTAACACAATGGGCCGGGCGACAGGTTTCCTGAGCACGCAGATCGGCCAGCTTGCTGCAGCCTACACAGGCCTGGAACTGGCGAAGAAGTTCGTCGACGCCAATGTTCAGGTTGAAACGCTGCGCCGGTCTCTGACTCTGATCCTTGGTAGCACACAAGCGGCGAATCAGCAGATCGAGTTCCTTCAGCAGACTGCTGACAAGACCGGTCTTTCTGTAGGCGAACTTTCCCAGTCTTTTGTCACCTTCAACGCCTCGTTGAACGCAACTGGCACGCCACTGGCCACGACGCAGCGCATCTTCTCTGCCTTGACCACGGCTGCAGGCCAACTCGGGCTAAGCAGTGAGAAAGTCGGGTTGCAGTTGAACGCAGTCGCGCAGATCGCGAACAAGGGCAAGGTCAGCCTGGAAGAGCTACAGGGACAGTTGGGTGAGTCACTGCCCGGCGCGCTGGCCCTTACCGCACGTAGCCTTGGTATCACCGAGAACCAACTGATCAAACTGGTCGAGAGCGGGGGGCTTCTGGCCGAGGAGTTCTTGCCTGCATTTGCGCGGGGTCTGGAAACGACGTTCGGTAATGGACAAAAACGCGTCGAAGGCTTGGCTGCGTCGATCAATCGGCTGAAAAACCTGTTCACGGAGTTTTCCCAGCAACTGGGTGACACCGGTGCCGTGGCCGGCCTGCAGGCCGCGCTAAGCGCACTGGGCGTTGTGGTGGCAACTCTTGGGCAAGGCTTCAATTTCCTGTTCGACACCCTGGTCACTGGATCGCGTCAGTTGCTGTCGGTCGTCAGCGGGGATTTCGAGAAAGCAGGTGAGCTAGGTCAAGCGTTCATACAGCGTCAGGCTGCTGCTGGCGAGGCGTACAAGAAACTGATTGACAAGATCAGCAGCGATACGACCGCGGCTTTGGACGGCACGACGCAGGCACAGCAGGCGAATGCCAAAGCGACAGGCGATGCCACGGTAGCAGTTCAAAGCGCCACGGCGGCCCTGGGCGCAAACGCCACGGCTCAGCAGCAGGTTGCTCAATCCGCACAAGTCAATGCCACGGCTCAGCAGCAGGTTGGTTCAGCCTCCGCGCTGGGGGCGACTCAAGCAAATACTGCAGCCCAGAGTTGGACTCAACTTGCTGTTCGTTACGCGGACAACGCTAAGGCTGCAGAGGTCGCGGTTGCGAACAAGAAGAAGCTGTTCGACGCCACCAAGCTACAGGGCGAGATCGCTGTGCAAGTTGCTCAGATGATCGGCAATGAGGTGGAGGCCCTTAATACTTCCGCAGACGCAGCCGACAGGACGAGGTTTGCGGCCGAGATCCTGGCCCAGACCCGTGAGAAGGAGCAGCAAGGACTGATCGCGTATCGGGACAGTCTGCTAGAAGTGATCCGTGTCAGCGGACAGGACACTCAAGCCAGGCGACAACAGATAGAAGACCTAAATCGCAAGATCGAGACGGGCAACGCAGAGGTCGAAGTTGTTCGTCAGCAGGCCAATGCTGCGAAGCAGGAAGCGGCTGAGCGTCAAGTCGTTGCCGCGGCGTACCAGGACAATGCCGCGCGACTGGGCGAGTTGCGTGCCGCTGCTGACTCGGCCAAGGCGTCTCTGGAGGCGCTGCGAGCTATCGAGAAGACAGGGTTCGCGACCCAGCAGCAGGTGGCAGACGCAGATTTACGCAATGCCCAGGCCCAGGCTCTGTATCGCGATGCGCTGAACGACACGGCTGCGGCTGCCAACCGCAAGGTAGCGGCTATCCAGCGCGATGCAGACCTTGCCACAGCGACGCTGCGACTGGACCTGCAGCGCGCTCGCACCGCGGAGATCGTCGCTCAGTCGCAAGGTAATGAGGAGGCCGCGATCCGCGCAAAGATCCAGCAGAAGGAGATCGAGATCCGCATCACCAGGGCCAACAGCGAGGCGACCCTGGCTGAGGCCAAGGCAATCGAAGCGGCGGCTGAAGCGGAGCGCGCTGCGCTGGAGGTCAGCGGCAAGCTGACTCCTGAAAAGCAGGCTGAGATCGATGCTCGCTTGGCCAATGCCAAGGCGAAGCGAATCGAGGCCGAGGCTGGGCAAGAGGTCATTCGCAGCATCCAAGCAGAGATCGAAGCTATCCGCGCCAAGGCCAACGAGCAGATCCAAGCCAACCAGCAGGTGTCGGCCAGTAACTCGGCTGCGCAAGGGGCTAGCGGGCGCGCGGGCAATACCGGTCCTGTGGATGCGACGGGCATCTTCGCTCTGCAACAGAAACTGCAGAACGGCACGCTGGGCGCTGGGGATTTGGCGACTGCGCAGGCAGCCTTCGACGCAGCTTCCAACAACCTGGGGGCCTTGAATCGCAACGCCGGGGCGTTCTCGTTCGACGGGGCTCGCAGCGTACAGGAGCAGTTCAACATTGCTCGCCGTGCACTGGAGATCACGAAAGGGATGCAGCGGCGCGAGGGCACGGGCTCTGCGCCCGGGGCTCTGCGCCAGCCAGACTTCGCCCAGGGACAGCCATCAGGCGCAGGGGTCAACGGAGCGAGCTTTTCCGTGACTATCAACCTGGGCAGCACGCAAAAGACGATCAACACTGCGACCCAAGCGGACGCGCAGGCCCTGGTCGCCATGATGCAGAGCCTGGGTGACGCCGCGAACAGGACAGGACCATGAGCATCACCCTCGTATACCTAACGACAACCCTGACCCTGCCCGACGACTACTTCTGGCAGGACGAGAACGCCTGGTATCCAGTCGAGCAGACGGCGCAGCGCACCATTACCGGCTCGGTGGTCGTCAGCACGGCGCAGCGCCTGGGCGGCCGACCCATCACGTTGCAGCCTCTGGATGACGGCACCGCCTGGATGCCGTACTCCATGCTCGCGACGCTGAAGTCGTGGGCTGCGGTTGCCGGCCGGCAGATGACGCTGACGATCCGCAGCGTCTCGCGCACGGTGATTTTCCGGCATCACGACGGTTCAGCCGTCGAGGCAACACCGATCGTTCACTACAGCGATGTGGTTAACGAGGACTTTTACCTTGTTACTCTAAAGTTCCAAGAGGTTTGAAACATGACGATTCTTTCGGGCGACATCAAACTGGTTGCGTCTCAAGTGATGAACGACGTGCCAGAGGGTGGGGGAGCGCCGGTGGCGACCATCATCCAGGACGGCACAAGCAATGCGATCTTCCCCGACATATCTGAACTGGATCGTGCCGGCGGACGGGTCAACCTGCGCAAGGTGTTCGCCTCCGTCCACACCGCGAACGTCGATGGTTACTTCGGCGCAAACGTGATCGTCGCAGATCCTCCCGATGACCCGAACGTATCCATCACCTTGTTCTCAACCGAGGACGTGTTCGATCGTCGTGATGAAGCCAAGAGCAGGATGGAGGCGTATCTGGCCCAGGGCACACTGACGCAGAGTCTGCTGTTCGGCAACCAGATTACCGGTCAGTTGACGATCTCGCTGCTGCAGCGGACGACAGCCCCTCTACCCACGGTAGGCGACACGCTACTGCTGCGCAAGAACGAGGGGGCGTCAGATCAGTTCGACCAGTTCGTGCGCATCACAGATGTCAGTTCGACGGTTAGGACTTTCACCGACAGCCAGGGCGACTTCACCCGAGCGGAGGTGACTGTCGGAATAAGCGACCAGCTACGAGCCGACTTCACAGGTTTCGAGGCTACCCGCCTGGACACTAACCTGAGTTTCGTAGGCAAGACCAAGGTGTACAGCACTATCGTGGCAGACGCTGCACGCTACTACGGCGTGGTCAAACTGGATGACGATGCGGAGATCGGAGACTTCACGATCAAGGCCGAGGGTATCTTCACCCAACTAGTCCCAAGCACGCGCGTAGAAGTGCCGATTGCTGATGCCCGCATGAACCAGCAATCCAGCATGCTGGTGGCTGCAGGTACTTCTGTGGTTCAGAACACCAATGCAATTTTCACTACGTCTCAGGCGTTGTTCATCGGAGGTTCTATCCTGCCAGGAAGCCTGAGCATTGTGCGCTCCAGCATCACTCTGACCGATACAGGCGGCATTCTCCTTCAAGCCGGCACACAGGTCGGCACAGTGGACTATTCGAACGGGGTACTACGACTTACCAGCAACGTATTCGGCACTTCGTCAGGCACCCACCAGATAACGTACACGCCAGCGACGGAGCCAACTACGGTAACCGAGTCTCTGGGTTTGCCTGTCACGCAGGAGGGGCAGCGGCTCAGCTACGTGATGACCCTGGATCCGGCTCCTGCACGGAAGAGCTTGCAGGTTAGTTACCGCGCGTTGGGCCAGTGGTATGTTCTGGAGGACGATGGCGCTGGCGCGTTGCGCGGGGCAGATTCCAGTTACGGAGCCGGCACCATCAACTTCAGCACGGGCACTGTGTCGCTGACCCTGGGCGCGCTTCCAGATGTAGACAGCCAAGTGATCTTGCTGTGGTCCCCCGCCGTGGTGTCGCGTCCAGTCACGCAGATCTCCGCGTCCAGTCCATCTGCTGTGCGCGTGTTCGGCAAGACGGTGGTTCTAAACAACACCGTGAAGCCAGGCTCACTGACGCTGACCTGGAACGACGGATCGTCTCGCACAGCTACGGACTCAAACGGCTCGTTGACTGGTGACGCCACTGGGACGATCGACTACGGTAGCGGCCGTCTGGTGTTCAGGCCGAACGCCTTGCCTGCGCCGAACGCCACGATCAACGTTGCGGTGACGGACGCCACAGAGAAACTTGGCAACGTCTCAGCGTTCGTAGATGGGGGTAGCGCTTGGACGTTCACTGTCGATGCTCCGGTCAAGGCCAAGTCCGTGGAGTTCGCGGTGCTAGCACAGTTCCCCATGCGGATTCGCCCTGAATTGGGCAACACGTTGGAAACTACCCTGACACAGTCGATCAGGGTGTTCGATGACGGTAGCGGCAACTTGCAGGTCGCTAACATCACTGGCAACTTGACGGTGGGCACGGTCAACTACTCGACAGGTGACTGTTCAATCAACAAGAGCATCAGCGGCTATAAGAGCGAACAGCCCATCTATTCCAATCGTGTGCCACTTGGCTCTTCGGGCGATTCTTCATCATTCATCAAACTGATCGGGTATGAGGTCCGTACGACAGCACTGACCATGCTTAACGGGCCAGGTTCGATATTGGCCATTCCCCGTCCAACCTGGGCGTTCTGGGCCACGGGCTCACAGGCCAATGCGTTGGAATACAGCTACGCAGGTAGCGATGGCTCGGCCGACTCCTACACGTTCAGCTTCGACGCAATCACGCTGCCTATCGGTGACCTCTACTCGAACACGAATACAACAATATCGTTGCAGCGATTCACCCTGGGCTCCAACATCTATCGACTGAATCGTACGACGCTGAACTACGAGGTGAACCCGGATCCGACCACGGGTGCCGGCACGGTCGTCGGCTCGCAAGTTCTGGAAGAAGGTATTCGCGCGGTCAGGCTGACCACCTGGGCCACTGGCGCAAGCCCGACGCCTGGATCTGTCAGCGGCTCTAGCGTGCCTTCTCTCTCCGGCAGCGATACGCCACTACTGGTCGATTCGGCGCACTTCCGTACTGCCGTTTCGCCTTTGCTAAACGGTGGCTTCTCTGTCGCAGGGACGTTCTACGATGGAACCACGTTCACTGCAACAGCAGACATCAACGGGATCATCTCCAGCGGCAGCGCGCCGGTCGGCTCGACTCCTGGCTCATACGGCGTGTTCGGTACGGTGGACTACGAGACGGGCGTTGTGGCTCTGCGATTCGGTCGTCGCATCCCGACCAGCATGAACACAGACGCCGACGCGGTGAATGTTGAATCGCTGGGGCTGTCTGGCATCACGCACCTCGGTGCGAAGGGTGTGCAGGCAGACACGCTGCGCTACAACGCGGTGGGATTCAGTTACCTGCCCCTGGACGCCGACATCCTGGGCCTGGATCCGGTGCGCCTGCCTGCAGATGGCCGCGTCCCCATTTTCCGGCCAGGCAGTTTCGCTGTGCTGGGTAACACGGCGACGGTCGCTCCGGCTACCGTCAGCAACAGCCAGGTGATCGACTGCGGTCGAGTGCGCCTCTCTCGCGTGCGGGTGATCGGCAACAACGGCGTAGTCATCAACACCGGCTATACAGCAGACCTGGAAGCGGGCACGGTGACCTTCACCAACGTCAGCGGTTATTCGCAGCCCGTTACGGTCGAGCATCGTATCGAGGACCTGATGCTGGTTTCCAATGCACAGATCAACGGGCAACTGACCTTCACGCGCCCGGTTACGCACGACTACCCGGCAGCCTCGTCCTATGTATCCAGCGCGCTGATTGCAGGCGATCTAAGTGCGCGCGTCTCGCTGATCTTCGATCAGGCAACTTGGTCGAACGTGTTTGCCGATTCTGTTAGCGGCTCTAATGCGACTGGCACGTTCAACGATATTGCTAATCCGATCCAGGTCACAAACATCGGGGC